TAATCAATCAAATTGGAGTTTAATTGCTCAATATAAATAACCATGAAAACAAAAAGCAAAACAAGTCCTAAAAACGGCAAACGTGGATGCCTTTGCGATGACGGAACTTATAATTCTGAATGCTGTCATGGAGATTTACAGAATCAAGGTATAGGTAGTCCATTGAATCAAACTGTAAGCACTGTAATTAACACGACAGAGCCAGTTACAATAGTTTACACGCACTAAAAAGGTAACAAGTAATAAATACTTAAGTCTATTAATTATGAATGCAAAAGAAATCATAAATAAATTTAAAACTATTTTACAAATGGAAGTAAAATTAGAATCAATGCTTTTGGCAGATGGTCAAACGGTACTTGAGGCAAATAGCTTTGAAGCAGGTCAAGAAGTTTTTATCAAAACAGTTGATGACCAAATGATACCTTTGCCAGTTGGAGATTACGAACTTGAAAACGGTCAAGTGTTGTCAGTAACGCAAGAGGGTATTATTTCTGAAATCAAAGACGTAGCAGAAGAAACTGAAATGCCTGAAGCACCAGCGACAGAAGTACCAACAGAAGCAAGCGCAGAAGCACCGAAATCAGCACCAAAGAAAACAGTTGAAACAACAACTAAAGAAACGCACTTTTCTAGCGAGGTAGTTAATGAATTGAAAGCTGAAATCGAAGCGTTGAAAACTGAATTAGCATCTATTAAAGAAAACAAACAAGAGAAATCTAACTTTCAATATGGGACCGGTAAAATGGAAACGATTGAAGATAGAATAAGAAGAAAATTATTTAACTAACATTTTTAAAATTTAAGAAATGGCAACAACAACAAGTATTACTACCACATATGCTGGTAAATTTTTGCAACAATATATCGCTACTGCGTTATTGTCTGCGCCAACTTTGGACAAACAATTGGTTACTATTAAACCAAACATTAAGTACAAAGAAGTTATTAAGAAAATCGCTACGGGTGGTCTATTGAAAGATGCTTCGTGTGATTTTACTGCTACGGGTTCTATCACGTTGACAGAGAGAGTATTAGCTCCGAAAGAACTTCAAGTAAATCAACAATTGTGTAAGAAAGATTTTCACTCAGATTATATGAGCGAAGAAATGGGAATTTCTGCTTATGATACATTAGCACCATCTTTCGCTGATTTTATCCTTGCACGTTATGCTGCACAAGTTGCTCAAGAAAATGAAATTTCTTTTTGGAGAGGTGCAACTGGTACAAGTGGACAATACGATGGAATTTGTACTTTAATTGCTGCAGATGCTGCTTTGCCAACTGCTCAAGAAGTTGCTGGTACTACTGTAACATCTGCTAACGTACTTGCTGAATTGCGTAAAATTGTTGCTCAAATTCCTGCAACTATTATCGCTAAAGAAGATATGTTTATCTATTTGCCAGTAAATATGTATTACGCATATATCGCTGCTTTAGGTGGATTTGGTGCAAGTGGATTAGGTTCTAACGGTGTAGGTGCTAACGGTACAATGTGGTATTCAAACCAAGCGTTATCTATTGACGGAGTTAAAATCGTATTAGCTGAGGGATTGGCTTCTAACGTAGCAATCGCAGCACAAAAATCTAACTTGTTTTTCGGTACGGGATTGGTTTCAGATATGAACACTGTAAAATTGATTGATACTTCTGAAACTCTAGGAGATGAGAATGTAAGAATCGTTATGAGAATGACTGGATGTGCTAACTACGGTTATGCAGAAGAAATCGTTACTTACGGTATTACAAATTCAGCTAACTAAGAATTAAATAACTGAATGAAAGGGGAGGTAAAGTGCCTTCCCTTTTTTGTTTAAAATAACTTTTAAAATTAAAAAAAATGAGTTGCGATTTAACATTAGGGCGTTTAGAGCCTTGCAAAGATAACGTAGGTGGATTAGATGCTATCTATTTTATAAATTTCGGACAAGCACCGATGAGTAATATTACAATTGATGCAGACGATATTATCACGGAAATTAGTGGAGTAAGCAGTATTTATAAATTTGAATTAAAAGGTACAAACTCTTTTGATCAAGTTGTAAATTCAAGCCGTGATGCTGGTACTACATTTGTAGAGCAAACTTTGTCAGTGATGCTTAAAAACCAAGATTCGACTACACACAAACAAGTTAAGATGTTAGCTTATGGTAGACCTCAAATTGTGGTTAAAACTAGAACTAACAAATTTTTCTTTGCTGGTATGGAATACGGTATGGAGTTAACAACTGCTAACGTGGCGAGTGGTACTGCAATGGCAGATGCTCAAGGTTACACTTTGACATTTGTAGGTACTGAAAAGAACTTAGCTAACTTTATCGACTGTACGACTGAAACTGTATTAGCTGCAGCTATTCTCGATGGTGCAACTATTATTACTGATTAATAATTTACCACTTTAATATTGAAGCGTATCTTAATGGTACGCTTTTTTTTTGAAACAAAATTATGTTTTAAAAGTCTATAAGATATGATAGTTTTACAAGAAACAGATATTATTCAAACATTTGCTTGCGCACCTAGACAAGTGGGTTTTGATGTGATTAGAGTATTTAGTGAAGCGGAAAATACTTTTGTAGATATTACAGAATTTACAACTACTGGCGAGGGATATTTTATTAACGTTTCTGCAATTTTTGATCTAAGGGAAAATTTCACTTATACGATTAAATTACTAAGTGAGGGAACTGTAATTTTTTACGATAAGATGTTTTGCACAAATCAAATTGTTTCAGATTTTAGCGTAAATAATAACGAGTACATACAAAGAGAATCAGCAAATAATTTCATAGTTATATGAGTGAATTAAATTCAAATATTAGAGTAATTGAATTAGCAAGTTACGAAGCACCACAAATTACCGAATCAAAAAAAGACGATTGGGTAACGTTTGGCGATAATAATTCTTACTTTCAATTTCTAATTGATAGATATAAAAATAGTACAACAAATAACGCAGTAATAAATAATATTACACGACTTATTTATGGGCGTGGTTTAAGTGCTTTAGATGCTTCGAGAAAGCCAAATGAGTACGCACAAATGATGAGTGTATTTAGTCCTAACGAAATTAAAAAAATTGTAACAGATTTAAAAATATTCGGACAATGTGCTATTCAGGTTTCAAAGAGTAAAGGAAAAGTATTAAAATCGTTTCATATTCCAGTACAATTATTAGCACCGCAAAAATGCGACAAAGACGGAAACATTAACGGATATTTCTATTCGGACAACTGGGAAGATATTAAAAATTTCCCTCCTAAATTAATTCCAGCTTTTGGGACTTCAAAAGAAGATATTGAGATACTTTACATAAAGCCTTATTCGGTAGGAATGAAGTATTTTAGTTATTGCGATTATCAAGGTTGCATACCTTACACAAAATTAGAGGAAGAAATAAGCGACTATTTGATTAACGAAGTACAAAACGGATTTTCCGGTACGAAAGTAATTAATATTAATACTGGAAGCTATACGGAAGAACAACAAGACGATGTTAGCAGACAGATTTTAAATAAAGTTACGGGCGCAAAAGGTAAAAAAGTTATCGTTTCTTTTGTTAGGAATCAAGAACAAAAAACTACTATTGACGACGTTCCTTTAAATGATGCACCACAACACTACCAATATTTATCGGATGAATGCCGAAACAAAATAATGGTAGGACACAACGTAACAAGTCCTTTAATTTTTGGTATTACTTCAAGTAATGGATTTTCAAGCAATGCAGATGAATTAAAAAATAGTGTTGTTTTGTTTGATAACATGGTTATTCGACCTTTGCAAGATTTATTGATTGAAGCGTTCGATCAGATTCTAGCGGTTAACGGAATTTCTTTGAAACTTTATTTTAGAACTTTACAACCTTTGGAGTTTACGGATTTAGAAAATGCACAAAGTCAAGAACAAGTAGCAGAAGAAACGGGAACGGAATTAAGCAAAGTAAATACGGAACTTGAAGAAATTATTAACCAAGCGGAAGAATTAGAAGAGGGGTGGCAAATAGTTGATGAAAGGGATGTTGATGTTGACTTAGAAGAAGAATTAAACTTACAACTTATAAATGCTGAATTAAAATTAAGCGACAAAGGAACGTTTTTAAGCAAGTTAGTTAACCTTGTTAGTACTGGTAGTCCAAAACCTAATTTAAAAAGCACACAAGATAAAAAAGTAGGTGATTTAAAATATTTCAAAGTTCGATATAGATATACGGGAAATAAAACACCTGATAGGGATTTTTGCAAGGCTATGATGAGCGCAAGCACCAGGTTGTTTAGAAAAGAAGATATTGATTTGATGAGCTCAAAAGTTGTTAACGCTGGTTTTGGAGAAAATGGTGCGAATACTTACGATATTTTTAGATTTAAAGGCGGTGCAAGATGCCATCACAAATGGTCCAGAGTAACAATGATGTTAGACCTTACAAAAATGGAAAAAGGTTACCAAGACATAGGAACTAGAAGCGCAGAAATCAAAGGGTATAAAGTAACAAATCCTTACGAGGTTTCAATTTATCCAAACAATTTACCTTTGAAAGGTTTTAGCCCAAAGAATAAAAATTTACCTAGCGACGTAAAATAATGGCAAAGATATTACTAATAGAACACACCGACATAGTAAAGTTCACATCGATGAACGGAAACGTTGATACTGATAAATTCATTCAATATGCTTTGTATGCTCAAGATACGCACATTGAAACGTATTTAGGAACTAGATTATTAAAAAGAATACAAAATGATATTGAGAATGACGATTTGGCGACACCTTATTTGGAGTTACTTAACGACTATATTAAACCGATGCTTATACATTGGGCATTTGCTGAATATTTACCTTTCTCAGCTTATACCATAGCAAATAAAGGAGTTTATAAACATACAAGTGAAAACGCTCAAAACGCTGAAAAGAATGAAATCGATTATCTAGCAAGTAAAGCAGTTTCAATGGCGCAACACTATACAGATAGATTTATTTCACACATGAATTTTTACTCTAGTTTATTCCCTGAATACAATACTAATTCAAACGGAGATGTTTATCCAAATTCAAACTCAAACTATTTAGGATGGATATTGTAAAAAAACCAAAACAGTATAAGCCAAAAGCGGAGAATGTAAAGAAGTTGATTATTTACTTGAATAAGCAAAAGAAAAATGACTGAGTTTTACGATATAACAACAGATTTAAAAAATGCTTTAATAAATTCGCCTTTTGTAAATACAGTTACAACGGGTGGACTTGAAGACGTTGACTTAAATAAGAAAACAATCTTTCCACTTTCGCACATTATTGTAAATTCGGCAGTACCAAAATCTCAAACAGTATCTTTCAATATTTCAATTATTGCAATGGATATTGTAGATGAAAGCAAGGAAACGACAACGAATATATTTGTAGGTAACGATAACGAGCAAGACGTATTAAATACGCAGTTACAAGTGTTGCTAAGGTTATCTAAGGAGATGACAAACGGGCAATTGTTTAGCGAATTAATACAAGTTATTGGAGAGCCTACTTGCGAACCTTTTACAGATAGATTTGAAAACAAGTTAGCTGGTTGGACAATGACATTCGATGTTGAGATTCCTAACGAAATGACTATTTGCGGTTCAACTATTCCAAGCACAAATTGTTTAGATGCTTTTATACAAAATTCAGACGGTAGTTTTTCTTCTTATTTGGCGAGTGGTTCAAATACTACTTTAGATGATATTTATGTATTTCTTTATGATACAAATCAAAATCAATTATCATATTCAACAAGTCCAAGTAATCAGAATGTAAAATCAATTGCACCTGATGCAACTATTCATAATACTAATAATTCATTTACTCAAAGTTTACTAAGTGGAAGCGATACTCAGTTACCTGATATTAGATTGACTATTTTAAATTCATTAGGTAATG